CAGACACAATTTGATCCATCACAATTGATTCATGATTATTTACCCAATATTCAAGAACCAACTCAGCAACAACCGCAAGAAATGCAACAAATGGAATCTCCACAACAACAACCGCAAATACAACCTGAAGGAATTTAACAATGAGTGAGCAATCTACAACGCAAATAGATGCCGAATTACCTCAAGAAACAATAGTCGAAGAACCCAAAACAGAAGCAAAACAAGAAAATTCTTACAACGAACTGCCGGATTGGGCTCGTAGAAGGATGGGTGAGCTGGCTGCTGAGAAGAATGCAGCCAAGCAGAAACTAGAGGAAATGCAGTCTAAGCAACAATATCAGCCTCCGCAAGAGCAACAAACGTATTCTCCGCAAGAGAATATTCAAGAACTGGCGATGACCTATGCCAAGCAGATTGCAGAGAAACAAGTCCAAGAGCAATCATTTGTGAATCGAATGACTGAGATTGAGAAGGCTGCCAAGGAAGAATTTGGCGATGTGTACGACAAGTCGGTGACGAATCTGCAATTGGCTGGTGTCGGTGGCCAAGACTTCCTACAAGCCTTGGCTGCAATCCCATCTCCTGAAAAAGTAATTACCTTCCTTGGCAAGTCTGAGAATATTAACGAAGCAATTAGGATTGCGAATCTGAGTCCAATGCAAATGGGAGTGGAATTGACTAAATTATCATCAAAGGCCACAAAAGAATTAGGCAAACAGAAATCCAATGCACCAGCTCCAGTAGGTGATGTGGATGGTGGATCAAGTCGCTCAAGTGGTGGAGTAGAGCCAAGTCCTTCCGATACTGCTGCATGGATCAAATGGCGATCTGAGAACGCAAGACGTAGAAGGTAATAAGGTTTTACCCCTTATTGTTGATTATTTAAAAAATAAGGGGTAAAATAAATTCAGGCCCAAATGAGCCGTAGAATCATTGTAATAGGCGTGAATAATTTCCTCTAGCCAAGCGAAAAGTAAGTATTTTTTATTATTTTTTTCCTTAATTTATGGAGTTTATTCATGACTATTAATTCGTTATTAACGATTGACCAGATCACCAATGAAGCGGTGCGTCTGTTTACTCAAACCAATGCATTCCTAAGAACAGTTTCACGTCAGTATGATGATCAATTTGCTCGATCCGGAGCAAAAATTGGTTCTACTCTTCGTGTTCGTTTACCAAACGATTACACAGTGACAACTGGTCCTTCTATTACTCCTCAAGGCACTAACGAGCAGAATACAACCCTAACAGTCGCAACTCAAGCAAACGTGCCTATCTCTTTCGGTACTGCTGAAAAGACTATGCAGCTCGATGATTTCTCTGAGCGTGTATTAGCTCCAGCAGTTAATCGTTTAGCTGCTTATGTTGCTGCTGACTTGATGAACGTGGTGAATGCTTCAAGCAATATGGTCGCAAACTTATCTGGCACAACTATTAACAGCCCACAAGCTGCTCAATGGTTACAGGCTGGTGCAGCTCTCGATCAGAACTTATGTCCTCGTATGGATCGTAAGATTATTCTTGATCCAGTTACTCAGTCTAGAACTATCAGCTCATTAGCTGGTTTGTTCAACCCACAAGTGAAGATTGCAGATCAGTATGAGACAGGCATTATCAGTCGTGATACTTTAGGCTTTGATTGGATGTACGATCAAACTACTTTAGTTCACACAACTGGTACATTTACAGCTGGTACAGTGAATGGTGCTTCACAGACTGGTACTACTTTAACTGTGAATGCAATTACTGGTACATTGACTAAGGGTGACATCATCACTATCGCTGGTGTATTTGCAATTAACAGATTAACTGGTGCTTCACAAGGTCAGTTACGTCAGTTCGTTGTAACTGCAAACGTAGCTTCTGGTGCAACATCTATTCCAATTTACCCAGCAATTATTGCAGCTCCGGCAGCATTCAATACTGTAACTGCATCACCAGCAAACTCAGCTGCTATCAGCTTAGTAATGCCGGCTGGTTCAAGCTATCGTCAGAACTTAGCTTACTTCCCAGAAGCATTTACTTTAGCTTGTGCTGACTTAGAAATGCCAACAGCTGGTGTGGTACAGGCAGCTCGTGCTCAGTTTGATGGAATCTCATTGCGTATGATCGAAGCGTATGACGTGATGTCAGATAGCTTGATTACTCGTATGGACATTCTTTATGGTTATGCAGCAATCAAACCTGAATGGGCTTGCGTAGTAGCTGACGTAGTTTAATTTGCGTTGTAGTTGTATTTAATGGGCTTCCCAAAAGGGAGTCCATTATTTAATATTTAAGGATAGATATGAGCCAGCCATTGCCGACCACTCCGAGGGACATTGTTAATCTAGCTCTCAAGACTGCAAACGTGGTGGGTGTAGGGCAAAGTTCTCTTCCGGAAGATATTAACGATTGTTTTAATATGTTGAATATGATGATTGCCCAGTGGCAGCGTCGTAGATACATGGTGTATAACTTACAGACAATCAGCATTACTGCTACTGGTGCAGTGTCTTACACAATTGGACCAGGGCAACAATTCAACATTGCTAGACCAGCTAAGATTGAGGCTGCCTTCTTTAGAATGCAAGGCGGATCTAATTTGCCAGTGGATTATCCATTGCAAGTGCTTAGAGCCAAGGAAGATTACGACAGAATCAGCATTAAAAATCTAAATGCTTTTCCAGAATATGTGTTTTATGATTCAGCATTTCCAATTGGTAATGTTTTTGTGTGGCCAGTGCCGAACAATCAATATCAGATTTTCTTAACTGTAATGACGCAGCTGCAATCCTTCCAAAATTTAAGTGAAGTGATTGTAATGCCAAATGAGTATTTGGATGCGATGCAGTGGAATCTTGCCGATCGTATTACTGCGATGTATGGATTGCCACAGAATCCTCAAATTACCAATTATGCCAAGGCATCAATGTTGGCCATTAAAGAAACTAATTCACAGATTCCAATGTTGCATATGCCGGTGGCCTTAAGAGGCAAGTCTGGAGCATACAATATTTATGGTGATTTCTATGTTGGAAGTGCTGGGTAATGGCGAAGATTGCCTTATCGAATGGAGCATATCAAGCAAGGAGCGTAATTGCTTCAGCTCAGCGGTGCATTAATCTTTATTTAGAGGCGAATCCTCAAACTTCAGTTTTTCCTTTTACACATTATCCTACTCCTGGCTTAACCTTGATGGGATCTGTTGCTCCTACTTCATGGAGAGGCTTATATTTTGCAACCAATGGCCAACTATATGGTGTCTGTAAAGATACAGTCTATGCCATTAGTAGCATTTGGGGATTTACAGTCATTGGCACAATCAGCTCATCTTTTGGTCCAGTATCAATGGTGGATAATACAACCGATATTATTTTAGTCGATGGAGTGATCAATAGTGGCTGGACCATTCATTTAGCAGATAATGCGTTTGCTGCAATCAATCAGCCAGGCTTTTATGGTGGCAATCAGGTCAATTATGTAGATGGTTATTTTGTATTAAATAGAATTGGTACTCGCCAATGGTATATTTCATTGCCTAATACTACAACCTTTGATCCGATTGATTATGCAAGTACCACAGGATTCTCAGATTCACTAATTGGGATTGGCATTACTCGAAGATATGTTTATTTATTTGGAAAAATTACTACTGAAGTTTGGTTCAATCAAGGCAATACTGCTTTCCCATTTGGTCGGTTACCTGGCTCATTCATGCAATATGGCTGTGCAGCCACTAACTCGATTGCTCAAATGGATGGTGAGCTCTATTGGGTGGCACAGTCACCACAGGGCCAAGCATTTATTTGTAAGACTACTAATTTTGCAGCAACCATTATTTCTACGTTTGCAATTAATAATGAATTGCAGAGCTATTCTGATCTGTCGGATGCCATTGGTTATACCTATGAGCTCAATGGTCATTTCTTCTATGTGGTGACGTTTCCTAGTGCCAATAAGACATGGGTATATGATTTGTCCAATCAGCAGTGGAATGAATGGAATTATGTCGATAACAATGGTGGATTTAATCGTCATCGCTCCAATTGCTTTGCGTTTGCTTATGGCAAATTAATTGTTGGAGATTGGCAGAATGGTAATCTTTATGCCATCGATCAGAATAACTACACAGATAATGGTCAAGTAATTCCAAGAGTGCGTGGTTTCTATCATATGGAAGATGATATGTCGAATCGTGTACGTTATCGCAGCCTTATCCTCGAAATGGAATCAGGCAATGGCTACAACAATGAAGAGATCAATGTTGGCTTAAGATGGTCCGATAATCGTGGTAAGACTTATGGCAATCCAGTATTTCAAAGTTTAGGCATTGAAGGTGAATACATTGCAAATATGCAATGGAATAGATTGGGTATGGCTCGTGATCGAGTCTTTGAAGTGTCCTGGTCATCACCAGTAAAGACAGCATTAAATGGAATTTTTATTGATTACTCAAGCAATCACGAATAATGGGAAATTTAGCCACTAATCTGCCGGTTCTGAATGTTCCCTTAGTGGATGACAATAAGAATCTTACTGTACCTTGGCTCATGTTTTTGGTTCAACTGTATCAACGAACCGGTGGAGATCAAACTCCGGCATTAAGTCTTACTCAAGTACAAGCATTGGCATTAATTGATTTAATTGTGGCCACTGCAAATGGATTGGCTGGTACTGTTAGTATTGCAAATAATGTGGCTACCATTACCCTTAGAACTACAGTTACAGGCATTGTAAAAGGAAATGGTACTGCACTATCCGCAGCAGTGTCTGGAGTCGATTATGCACCAGCTACTGTTGGTGGAAGCATTCTTTATGGTAATGGAAGTGGTGGCTTTAGTAATGTAACGATTAGCACAGGGTTATTGTTTACTGGTGGCAATTTAGATCTTGCTTATCCTAGTGTTGGCTTTGTTTATTCAACAGGAACAGGATGGGCCACTAGTTATGGTAAGACTGGCACAGGCACGAATGTAGTTACTGATAATAAGCCTACGATTAAAGAGCCGATTGTTGGTACTGGTTTTACAGTGGCCACATTACCGGCTGGCACGATTGGAATGCGAACCTATGTAACGGATGCTTTAGCTCCAACATTCTTAGGAGTATTGGTCGGTGGTGGAGCAATTAAAGCACCAGCATTCTATAACGGAACTGCTTGGGTGGCTGGGTGAAGGATTTTATTGAATCGATTATGCAAAATGATCGAGTATGGAACTCGGTCCGAGTCGATGGAGTAGAGAAAGAGCAGTTTACTTATTCTGATACTGCTGATTATTTTGTGCATGAATGTGGGTTTGTCATGTTTAGGATGGTAACTCCATCAACTTATGAGATTCATGTCTGTATGTTGAAGTGTAATGAAACACAGAAATTTGTAGAGCATTGCATTAAAGAGATGCGAAAGCGTGGAGCTTGCAAGTTCATTGCTCCTATTGGCGATTGGAACAAAAGTGCATTAAAATTGAGTAAAGCGTGTGGGTTTATTGAAGAAGGAAGAATCAAGAAAGCCTATATCAGAGATAACAAATTTCATGCAATGGTCATGATGGGGAGTAAATAAATGAGTTTTATTACGGATGCAGTCGGTGGACTATTTGGGACTAAACAACAGGCTGATGCTGCTAATTTAGCTGGCCGTCAGCAAGCGGATTCTCAAGCTCAAGGTTATGCCCAGCTTCAACAAAACTTAGCTCCTTATGCTCAATTTGGTGCTTCTGCAATGCCAAATATTATGAATTTGTTAGGCCTAGGCGGTACTGGTGGTGGCTTTCAATTTAATCCTCAAGATTATGCAAATACTCCGGCCTACCAATTTATTCTAGGCCAAGGGATGAAGAATACCAATAATGCTTTATCCAATCAAGGATTATTAGGTTCTGGAGCTCAAGCTAAAGCACTTGCAGATTATTCAACAGGATTGGCCAATACTACTTATAACGATCAATTTAAAAATTCTTTGGCTAGTTTCCAAGGAAATTTAGCTCCTTTAATGTCTTTACTAACGATGGGACAGGGTACTGCTGGAAGTATTGGTCAAGGTGGATATAACTCTGCTGTCAATGCCGGTAATGCACTAGCTGGCGGTACTATCGGAGCTGGTAATCAAACTGCCAATACTTTTAACAGTTTATTAGGTTTAGTAAAAGCCGGTGCTGGTGTTTATGGTGCAATGAATACACCAGCTCCAACTGGAAATGGATTTACCAAAGGGACAATGGGATAAATTATGGAATTAGCTCAATCAACTGCTGTTGTGCCAAAGCAAATGACCACTCCTGATTTTGGGGGTATTTTAGAAAGCTATAAAGCTGGGCAAGATGTTGCTAAAAATAGAATTGCTTTAGAGCAAGCTGGTCAAGGATTGGCTGCAAACAAAGCAGTATCACAGGCCATTAAAGATAATACAAATGAAGCTGGTGATCTAGATGTTCCTACTATCATTAGTCAATTAGCCAAAGATCCAAATGCTTCTTTAAATTTACCAGAATTAGCAACAAAACTTTTATCATTAAAAGGTCAGCAATTTACCACTGATACAGCTAAGTTATCTAATTTAGCTAATAAAAATACTTTAGCCGGTCAAAGACTTGGGCCATTGGTAGCGATGATTAATGAAGGTAAACCAGTTACTCGCGATCAATTAGTTAATGAGTTTGTTCACTTAAATAGAATTGGAGTTTTTACTCCGCAAGAGGCTGCAAATCATATGGCCACATTGCCACCTAAGACTGGTAATGTAGAAAAGGATCAAGAGGCTTTGCACAATTGGATTACCAATGAGCATAGAGCTACATTAAATAATGAAACTTTGTTCAGTAAGTTATTACCACAACAGCAGTATGTTGGCACTGGTGGTGGAACTCAAATACTCAATGTAAAGCCATTAACAGGCCAGACTGCTCCAGCTGGATTTATTCAAGGTCAGTTACCACCAGGAACGCAATTAGTCGCACAAGAAGGCGATGGAACAGGATTGCCAGCTGGCACTAAATACATTATGAATCAAAGTGGTCCTCCTACGATTATTCCTCAAGGTGGAATGGTTCAAGGTGGCATGAACCCAGTGCAACAAGGTCAACCTCCTCAAAAGCCATTGGTTACTAATTTAGCTCCAATTACTGAAAATACTAATGCAAAAGGTATGGAGATTGTTACTCAAGCTCGTGAGAAGGCTGCCGGTATTCCTACATTAAGATTCAATGCTGGAAAGATTATTGAATATGCAGAAAAGGCTTCAACTGGTACTGGTGGTTCATTATTGAATGATTTAAAAGGTAATTTTGCTGGATTACCATTTACTGGCAATACAGTCACAGACTTTAATTTATTGGGCCACAATTTAGCAATGCAGAATGCAGTATTGGCAAAAACTCCTGGTATTAATGCTTCAGATGCTGGTCAAAAATTAGCCGGTGAGATTAGTGGAACTACTTCATGGGATAAGAAGTCTATTATTGAAGCCACTCGAACTAATCGCATGATGGGTGAAATTAATGATTTATTCAATCAAGGTGTGCAGAAATATGCAAAATCACCAGAGAAAGCAATTGAATTTCAGAATAAATGGAACTCAGTTTTAGATCTTGATACCATTCGTTTATATGATGCAGCCATCAATAAGAAAACAGATCCAAAAGCATATCAATCAGTAGTGGATAATTTGGGTGGCAGTAAATCAAATCGTTTTATTGATGCAGCAAAACATATCGACAAAATTAATGATTTAATTACTAAAGGTCAATAATGGCACGATTAATTTCTTCTAAAGATTTATTAGCTGAAGCTGGATATAAGCCTTCAAGTCCGACTGTTAGTTTTGATGAGTTTGAAGTTCCTAAAAATAAAAAGCCTTCTATTGATCTTGGCAATCTTGATCCTGACTTACAAGGTCGCATTGCGAAGATGCAAGAGGATTGGAAGAACAACAAAGAATTAAATCCTCAAGGTTTAGATCTTCCTATTACTAGTGGAGCTAGAACTTCGCAGCAACAAGAAGATTTAAAGAAAAGAGCAGCTGCTGGTGAGAAGGGTATATTTACTCCGGCTGATGTACCAAAAGGTGCATCGATGGTGCATATGAATGCAATTGATTTACCAACTAGTGTGCCGGATTCATTCTTGGCCCAATATGGATTATTTAGACCATTGGTAAAGAAAGGTGATCCAGTTCATGTTCAGATAGATCCTAATTCAAGCTATGCAGCTCCATCATTCCAAGGTATCTCTAGTGCTGATTTATTAAAGCAAGCTGAATCTTTAACTCCAGAATCAAAAGCACAAGAATACAATCCAACTGAACCATATAAGCCTGGCTTTTATAATCCTAATTTAGTAGCTCAAGGGAAAACAGCAAGAGAGGCTGGTGGCGGTAATTTACAGCCAGTAGTAGAAGGTATTACTAATGCTTTAAAAAGTATGTCTATTGAAGATTGGAAAAAAGAATCTACTTTGGCAAATATGCTGAAA